TTCTCCTTCTAGATTAATACCCGAAAACCATGGAAAAGACAATACCTTTTCCATCAGTAGTTACGATTTGTGTTGAACTTGATGTGGCATTAGTCACTTTTACTCTTCCTGTACCATCTGGAGCTAAAGTCACATCTCCATTTGATCCATCTGTAAGAGTAACGGTTCCTGCACTAGTCCCGCCATTTGTGTTTAAAATTAAGTCAGATGCTCCACCTGTTGTTACTGTAAGAGTTCCAGCCCCATTGGAATTAATAGTGGCTGCTGCTCCAGAGTCCCCAACTGTTAACGTATCAGCAGAGGCTACCACATCCCCTGTTCCATTTGGAGTAAGAGTTATATTACCATTTGAACCATCAGTAATTGTTATATTTCCAGAGTTTGTTCCAGAGTTTGTGTCTAAAATAAGATTGTGAGCACCACTAGAAGTAATTGTAGCGTCAGCTGATCCTGTTCCAACTTTAGTTTCACCTGATCCTTTTGGAATAATTGCAACATCTATATTTGTATCATCACCAGTTGCAGATATGCTTGGTGCATTACCTGTTGCTGCATTTGTGACATCAAATTGATTTACCGCAGATGATGTAGTTTGAAAAATAATTTGTTCATTACTATTTTCATCAGCAATAAAATGTGCATCATCAATTAAAATATTGTGTGAGTTAGTATCTAAATTACCACCTAGTTGAGGCGAAGTATCATCAACAACATCAGATATACCAGTTCCAATCGCTAGTGTATCTATATCAGGGTTAGTTCCATCATTTGCTGTTGCAAAAACTATTTTATCACCCTTGTCACTAGCTGAAAAAGTAAATGAATCACCTGAACCAGAAGCATATTTAAATTGTACAGTATGTGATCCTGAAGTTGAATTTCTTAAAAAATAAAAAGTTTGAACA